GGGCATGGCGGGCCGGTCGGTGGAGTGCGCGAACGCGCCGGACCCGAACGAGGGCTCGCAGGCGCAGTTGACGCTGGACGCGGCCGCGCGTGACATCTTCCGCTTCTACAAGCCGCCGCCGGCGCACCTGTCGTACCGCAACAAGGTCGAGCGGCGGGCGATTCACCGGTACGTGTACGCCGGGTCGTGGTGGGTGGACCTCGACGCGATCGAGGCTGAGGCGGCGGAGCTGCTGGAGCGGGATCCGGCGCAGGCGGAGCGGTTCTTCGGCAACCGGATGGTCGCCGGGGTTGGTACGTGGTGCGAGGCGGAGCGGTGGAATAGCCGCGCGGTGAAGGTGCCGCGGGTGGTCGAGGCCGGCGCTGCGGTGGTGCTCGGATTCGACGGTTCGGATGTCGATGACTGGACGGCGTTGCGGGCCGAGACGGAGGACGGTTTCCAGTTCACCCCGACCTACGGGCCTGACCGGCGGCCGTGCATCTGGGATCCTGCCGAGTTCGGTGGGCAGGTGCCGCGCCTTGAGGTCGCCGCGGCGGTCGAGGAGGTGTTTCGCACCTTCAAGGTCGTGCGGATGTACTTCGACCCCCGGGACTGGTCCACCGAGGGCGACGGGTGGGCCGCGCTGTACGGGGAGAAGCGGGTCGTGCGGTGGCCGACTTACCGGATCGTGGCGATGCACGCCGCGGTGGAGCGGCTGCTGGTCGACATCAACAAGGCCGAGTCGGGGTTTTCGCACGATGGGTGCCGGATCACGGCGGTGCACGTGCGTAACGCGCGCAAGGCTGCTCGACCGCAGAACCGGTACGTGCTGGTGAAGGCCAGCAACGCGCAGAAGATCGACGGGTGTGTCAGCAGCGTGTTGGCGCACGAGGCCGCGGGTGATGTGACCGCCGCGAAGCTGTGGCCCAAGGTTCGGCGGAAGCTGGTCGCGATGGGATGAGAGGGGGCACCAACCTGTGGCGCTCCCCACCAGCGACGAGGAATGGGTGGCCCGGCTGGCCCAGCTACATGACGCGGAGCGGCCGAAGCTGAAGGCACTCAACGCCGAGTACGAGCTTGAGGCCCCGCGGGCGTACATGCACCCAGAGTTGTTCAAAGAGATCGGGGACCGCCTGGAGCAGGTGGTGATCGCGTGGCCGCAGTTGGTGGTCGACTCGGTGGAAGAGCGTCTGGACGTGGAGGGTTACCGGCTGCCGGACGAGGACGCGGCCGACGATGACGTGTGGCGGGTGTGGCAGGCCAACAACTGCGACGAGGGCTCGCAGATGGGCCGGGTCGACACGCTGGTGATGAAGCGGTCCTACGTGTGCGTGGGCGCGAACGAGGAGGACCGGGACACGCCGCTGATCACGTTCGAGTCGCCGCTGGAGATGTACGCCGACATCGACCCGCGTACCCACAGGGTGAGGGCGGCGCTTCGGCGGTGGGTGGATTCGGAGGCGCAGTACGGGGCGGCGCTGTCGTCGGGGGCGGTGTACCCCGGCGGCGGGGTGCAGTATTCGACGCTGTACCTGCCCGACGCGACGGTGTGGTACGAGGGCAATCAGGTCATCGACCGGGATGACCACAAGCTGGGTCGGGTGCCGGTGGTGCCGCTGGTGAACCGGGCCCGGTTGTCGGATCGGTTGGGCCGTTCGGAGCTCGCCCCGATCCTGCCGTTGGCCCACGCCGCGAACAAGATCGCCACGGACATGATGGTGGCGGCGGAGTTCGTGGCGTTGCCGATCCGGGGGATTTTCGGTATAGGCCCGGAGGACCTCGAGGACGAGGCAGGCAACAAACTCACGGCCCTGCAGGCGCTGCTGCGGCGGCTGCTGACGATCCCCAACGACGACGGCACCGCGCGGCAGTTCGAGTTTCCCGGCGCGGACCTGTCGAACTTCCACAACACGCTCAACCAGCTGGCGCGGCTGACCGCGTCGATTGCGGGGCTGCCGCCGCACTACCTGGGGTTGACGACGGAGAACCCGCCGTCGGCGGACTCGATCCGGTCGGCGGAGATGCGGCTGATCAAGCGTGCGGAGCGCAAGCAGGTGTCCATGGGCGGGTCCTATGAGGACACTGTCCGGTTGGTGAAACGGATCCAGGAAGGTGACTGGGATCCGAAGTATCGGCGGTTAGAGACGATCTGGCGGGATCCGTCGACGCCGACGGTGGCGCAGCGGGCGGACGCGGCGGTGAAGCTGTATTCCACGCAGCCGAAGCCGATCGTGCCGCTGCGCATGACCCGGGAAGCGCTGGGCATGACGCAGGCGCAGCTGACCCGGGCGGAGGCCGAGGACGCCAAGCAGGCCGAGGCGGACCCGTTCACGCTGATCGCGGCGAAACTCGGCGGCGGTGGTGGCGGGGCCGAGGACGGCGGCTGACGCCGCGGCCGCACACCAAGCCGAGCGGTCGGCGCTCGCCGCTGCAGCGGCGCTGGCGCTGGCCAGGCAGTGGGCGGGCATAGACCCGGCGCAGATCGCCCAGTCGTGGACGCAGCAGCTACCGGCGGCGTTGGCGGTGTTGACGGCGGCGCAGATGGCCTCAGCCCGCACCGCCGACCCCTACGTGGCGACGGTCCTCGCGGCGGAGGGGCAGGCGCTGGCGGCCGAGTTCACGGTTGCGGCGGCCGCGTTCGCGGGTCAGGCGGCGGATGGGCGGGACCTGTTTGATCTGCTGTACCTGCCGGTCGTGACGACGTTGCAGGCGATCCGGGCGGGTGCGCCGGTGCAGGGGGCGTTGCAGGCGGGGCTGCTGCAGTTGGAGACGATCGCCCAGACCGAGGTCGCCGACGCGGGGCGGGTCGCCGACGGGGTCGCTATCACGAAGGAACCTGCGGTCGGCCGGTATGTGCGGCTGGTCGTCGGCGCCACGTGTTCGCGGTGCATCATCCTGGCCGGTCGGGTCTACCGGTGGTCGCAGGGCTTCGAACGGCACCCGAATTGCGACTGCATCATGATCCCCGCCGTGTCGGCGGAGGCGGCTGGGCTGGTGCAGAGTCCGCGCCGGGTCTACGACGCGATGACGCCGGAGCAGCGCACAGCGGCTGGGTGGTCGCGGGCCGAGCAGGCGGCGATCGCCGATGGGGCGGACATCGCGGCGGTGACGAACATCCACCGCGGCGGCCTGTACACCGCTGGTGGGCGCCGTTTCACGTATGAGGCGACCGCGGGTAGGAGGCGGCCGCGGATCACGCCGGAGCAGATCTACCGCGACGCCGCCGGCGAGCGGGGCGAGGCGGTGCGGTTGCTGCGCCTGCATGGCTACATCCGTTGAGAGGAGCCTGAGGTGGCGGGAAGGGCTCTGTCTCGGATGGGCGGCCGTAAGAAGCCGTTGCACGCGCCCTCTGGGGTCGCTGAGGGCGGCCAGTTCATCGGACGGAACAGCATCCTGCACGCCCTTGTGCGGAAGCTTCTTGGTGGGCGCGAGGGCCGGAGGACTGGCAGGGCTCGCGCGCCGCGGGTTCCTGCGATGAGCACACGGACGGCGGCGGGTGGGACCGTGCTGTCTCGTCGTAGCCGTGGCGCCCAATCCGTTGTTGCGCTCGCTCGGCCACGCAAGACCGCCCGGCCGTCTCAGAACTCGCCGGCCGCACGGATGATCCGTGCGGCGACGACGACCAGCGTCCCTGGGCCGAGTCCGGCGGCTGCCAGGAAGCTAGGCCGCGGTCAGGCGCCGAGGCCCGGGATCGACGAGTTCGGCGGCGAGCGCCGCGAAGTGTGGATGCAGCGGGCCAGAGATGCCGGCGTCACCGTGCCGCGTGGCGCGCCCGCCCACGAAGTGGCGCGCCTGGTCGACGAGCACAACATTCGCAGCGGCGCGCTGCTCTTGGCTGGTGGCTTGTCCCGGGATCCGGAGATCCGGGCGACGGCCGACCGCGCGGCCAGAGGTGACCGGGCAGGAGCGATTGAGGACCGCATTGCTATCTACCGGCGAGCTCACGCCAGGAGGCTGGCGTCCCTCGGCGTGGAGGCGGCCCCGCCGAAGCCGGCCAAGGCCGCAGCCAAGATGACCCGTCCCAAGGCTCGCCCAGCGGCGTCTCGAAGGCCGAGAACGGCACGGACCGGCGAGCTCTTCGACCTAGCGCAAGGACGGCCAAAGAACACGCTCGTGGCGACCGCCACCCGTGAGGTTTTGGGCGACGGGAAGCCAGCAACATTCGAGGCGCGTGCCACGGGGGAGGCGGGCGCGGTCTTCCTGCGTGTGGCCTACGCGGACGGCGGCGGGATAGGAGTGATGGTTCGGCGCGGTGATCGCCCGCAGTGGCCGTTCGAGGATGTCGTGTGGCAGCAGCCCAAGCAGCAACCCAAGAAGGCTGCTCCACCCGCACGGTCGCGCTCGCGGGCCCGGGACGGCTTGGATGCGATGGCCGACCGGGACCTGAACGACCTCGCGGTGGAGTACATGATCCCGCCGGTCGGGCTTGGCACCGCCGACCGCGCCTCGCTCGTTCGGCGGCTTCGTGAGGCCGGGGCGGTCTCCCCGCAGGTTCGCCAGGCCGAGAGGAGTCGACGCCCGTCGGTTGGGCTGCGTGTCTCGCTACTGCTCAACAAGTGGGCCAACGGCGACGGCCCAGACGACCCGCTCGCGGAGGGCTTCACCCGCGAGCAGCTGCGCCAGACAGCTCGTTCGCGAGGTATCACGCTACGTCGGGGCGCCAACGAGGCGACCATCCGGCAGGCGCTGTACGACAGCGTGGTCTCCAGCGCCCGCAAGCGGCGCGCAGAAGCCGGAGACCTGCCGGATGTGGGCAGCCTGTTCGAGGTCAGCCAACCACGAATGCAGGCAGAGATCGCGAGGGTCTTCGAGGGAGACTTCGCTGGCCTGACCACCCACGTCGAGGCCACCAACCGTCAGAGGTACAACGACCTTGCCGGGCGCGGCGGCGAACAGGCCATCTTCGTCAGAGGCTCGATCCGGGACGCCGGCGGCCGGCAGGTCGGGACTTTCAGTCGTCAAATCCACCGGAACCCCGACGGCACCATGACCGTCTACCACGCCTTCCTGCAGATCGACGGGTCGACACAGGGAAACGGCTTCTCCAACGCCTTCAACGGGCACCTGATCCGCTGGTACCGCGACTCCGGAGTCAAGGCCGTCACCGTCCACGCCAACATCGACGTGGGCGGCTACACGTGGGCCAGCTTCGGCTACAACTTCGCCGACGAAGGGGAAGCGGTCGAGATGATCGACCACTTCCGCGACGCGCTCAGGCAGCTTCGAGGCGGCGACTACACTGGCAGGCGACTGCGCGGATCCGGAATGAACACAAGCGATCAGGTGAACGCACTGCAAGACCTGTTGGACAGGACGCAGCGCTACCGGTTCGGGCAGCCGGGCTTCCCGACGGCCTACGAGTTCTCGCAGGCCGGGCGGTGGGAAGGCGCAGGCGGCAGGAGTGACGTATGGATCGGCAAGGCACTGATGCTGGGAACGAGTTGGCACGGAAAGCTGGACCTGACGACGACGCCTTCCCCGAGTGGGCGTTAAACCTGGAGCCGGCGCACCCGGACGTGGTGGCGGCGCAGAACCGGCTCGTCGATCTGCATATGGCCTGGACCGAGCAGCAACTCGCCGCGGGCGATGTCCCGTTCGAGCCTGAAGGCCGGCCTGAGGGTTCGGACTACAACCAGCATTACGTGGACCTCGAGGCCGACGGTGAGGCCCTCGACGACCTGGCGGTCGCGTCGGCGCTCGTGACCGGCCGGAAGCCGCCGCCGGTGGCTAAGGTGAAGCGGCCCAAGCCTAAGCGGGGCGCGCTGAGCCGGTTCACTGACCGCCGCTAACGTCCCGCCCCCCAACCCGAACAGCCTAAAAGGCCCGTCTCTCGTTTGAGGCGGGCCTTACGCATGGCCCCCCGCCCCGACCACAACCGTCGATCGGAGGCGGTGATCTGCCATGTCCGGGCAGCACACGTTCGCCTCGAAGGCGCAATGGCGGTGGGCGTTCGCCACGCATCAACCGTTCGCCCGTCGGTGGGCTGAGGGCAACAAGGCCAGCATCGCCCGCGGCTACCACACCCTGCCCCGCCGCAAGCACCCACCCGGCGCGGGCCGGGCTATGCGGGCCTTCGCATCGAGGTAGGTGAGAGCGCATGTCCGCGAAGTTCGACGCCCTCGCCGCGGAGGTCGGGTCGCGGCGTCTGGCTGGGTGGATCACCCAGCACAACCCGAAGGTCCGGGCGCGGGCGCAGGCGACGCGGGCCCGCAAGAGGAAGACCGCGGCCGCGGTCATGAAGTCGGCCAGGAAATCCAACTACTGACGGCCCAGGAGGCCAACAGCATGGGACAGCCCAACCAGCCGGCGCCTGGCGCGCCGGCCAACGAACCAACCCCGGCTCCGGCGCCTGCGGCCCCGACCCAGCCGACCACCACCGCACCACCCACCACGACGCCGCCCGCGCCGGCCCAGCCAACGGCGCCGGCGTTTGACCCGTCCAGCCTGTCGCCCGAGGCGAAGGCGTACCTGGACGCGCAGATCGCCGCCGCGGACCTGAAGGCCCGCACCGGATCCAAGGCCAACGCCGCCGCCGAGGCGCGGGCAGAGATGGCCGCACAGGTCGCGCGCGCGCTGGGCCTGACCGAGGCCCCGCCCGATCCTGAGACCCTCGCCCAGCAGGTCGAGGAGGCCCGCAACGCCGCGTGGGCCAACGCCGTCGAGTTGCAGGTGTTCCGGATCGCCGCCGCCGCCGGCGCCGACCCGGACAAGCTGCTCGACTCGCGCAAGTTCATCGACACCCTCGACGACCTGGTCGACCTGGACCCGGCCTCGGAGGAGTTCCGCACCCAGCTTCTCGCCAAGGTCCAGGCGGCCGCGGCACAGCACCCCGCCACGGCGGCGCCAGGAGCGCCGAACGGGCCCCGCCCCGACCTCTCGCAGGGAACCCGGGGCACCCAACCGGCACGACCCAAATCCCTCGGCGAGGCGCTGTCCGCTCACTACGCGGCCAGGCGCTAACCGACCTGTCCTCCTGGAGCAATCGTCATGCCAATCACCCTCGCTCAGGCGCAGGTGAACTCGGCGAACGACATCGATTACGCGGTGATCGACAACCTTCGCCGGTCGTCCTGGCTCATGGACCAGCTCGTCTTCGACGACACCGCCACTCCGGGCACCGGGGGCGGGTCGCTGGTCTACGCGTACGTGCGGCTCATCACCGCCGCCGCGGCCGGGTTTCGCGCCTTCAATACCGAGTACACGCCCGGCCAAGCCATCCGCCAGCAGTTCACCGTGAACCTCAAGCCGCTGGGCGGGTCGTTCACTGTGGACAAGAAGCTGGCCAGCCTCGGTCCGCAGCAGACCAACGAAGTCAACTTCCAGATGCAGCAGCTGATCACCTCGACGAGGATCCGGCTCTGCCAGGAGGTCATCAACGGGGACACGGCGGTCGACGCGAACGGCTTCGACGGCCTGTCCAAGTCGCTCGTGGGTTCGACGACCGAGGTGACCGCGACGATCCCGGACTGGACGCCGGCGACGGTCATCACGCAGGCGTTGGCGATGGCCCGCCTCGACGAGGTCGACGAGTGGCTCTCGCGGATCGTGCCGTCCCACGTCGGTGGCGGCGACAACGGCACGGTCGGCGCGCTTCCGCCCGGTGTGAAGGCGATCCTGGGCAACACAAAGAGCATCACCCGCTTCCGGGCGCTGCTGCGTTGGGCCGCTCTGCTCACGCAGGAGAAGGACGACCTCGGCCGCAAGATCGAGCGTTACGGCGACTGGGTGCTGGTGGACGTGGGCGACCGCGCCGACGGCGCGTCCCCGATCATCCCGATCACCGCCGGCGGCGTCACCGACCTGTACGCGGTGACGTTCGGCATCGACTCCTTCCATGGGGCGTCGATGGCGGGCGCCCCGCTGGTCGAGTCGGTCCCGCCGGACTTCTCCACCGCCGGGCGGGTCAAGTCCGGCGAGGTGGAGATCGGGCCGGTCGCGGTGTGCCTGAAGAACACCAAGGCCGCCGGCGTCCTGCGCTCCATCGACGTGATCTGAGGGAGGCGACCTGATGAAGCGATACCGCATCCACACGCCGGTACCGGGCCACACCGAGGTCATCGGCACTGTGGCGTTCGCCCAGGGCGTCGCCGAAGTCGAGGCCGAGCAGCTCGCCGCGCCGCTGATGTACTTCCGCGCCCAGGGCTACACCATCGAGGAGCTCGACGAGGACGGGCGGTGGGTGCCTGAGGCGCCGCTGCCGCCGCGGCGCAAGGGCATCGACGCGGCGATCCTCGTGCAGCAGGAGAACGAGGCGCTGCGCGCGCGGGTCGCCGAGCTCGAGGCGGCCGGTGCGCAGGGGCTGGTCGACCTGCAGCGTGCCGGCGAGGCAGCAGCGTCGGCGGTCGACGTGGCCGGGCGACCCGCGCGTAACGCGTCCACCGAAGTGTGGCGCACCTGGGCCGTCGAGCACGGCGGCATGTCCGACGACGAGGCCGCGGCGCTTAGCCGCGACCAACTCGTCGAGCAGTTCGAATCCGAGGAGAAGTCATGACCCAGCTCGGCGGGTACACCCGCAACGTCCGCGACGCCCTCGGGTACGTCATGGCCCAGGAGCCGTCCTCGCCGGACACGTTCTTCCGGCGAAACCTGCCCCGCCAGGGGCACACCGACGACGCCGGTGATACCGGCCACGTCGCTCTCGTCACGCAGGTGATGACGAGCATGCCGGTCTACCTGCACGCCGGCGATGTCATCACCAACCTGGCGTTCCGGTCCGGGGCGACCGCGGCCGGCACCCCCACCAACTGGTGGTTCGCGCTGTACTCCAACGCGGCCACGCCGGCGCTGCTCGCGCAAACCGCCGACCAGCTCACCGCCGCGTGGGCGGCTAACACCACCAAGCAGCTCGCCTTGGCGACCGTACAGACGATCCGCGAGTCGGGCGTCTACTGGGCGGCGATCATGGTGAAGGCCACCACCGTGCCCACGCTGATCGGGACCTGCGTCGCGCCGGCGATCATCACCGGCGAGCGGAACCTGTCCCAGTCCTCGGGTGCGGCGCTGACCGGTACTGCGCCGGCCACCATCGCCACCCCGACGGCGAAGGACTTCGCCCCGTACGTGGTCTTGAACTGATGGCGACGCGGCGCAGGCTCGCGACCCGGGAGGAGTTCATCGAGATCCTGTCGGGTCGCGAGCCTGCCGTGGACTGGGCGGCCGTCCTCGACCAACTCGAGGCGGCCGGCGCGGCCGTCATGAGCCCCGAGGTTGTGGTCGATGAGGAGGCCTGATGGCCGCCCCGCACATCGAAACCGACTGGTACCTGTCGATCCCGACCCAGTACCGCGACCGGGTGCAATTCGACCCGGTCAGTGGCTACCCGACGTGCATCGACGTGGCGGCGGGCGCCTACCAGGTGCCCGGTCCACTCACCGACGCCGACCGGGCGCTGTGCCGGATACCGGCGCTGCTCAACCACGAACCAGGCTGGCGGTGAGCTAGAGGTGGCCGACCAGCTCGCGACGCTGCAGGACCTCGCCGACGCGCTGCAGATCCCCCTCGCGGACCTGCCTACCGGAACGGGCACGCTGCTGCTGGAGTGCGCGACCGCGGTCGTGCAGATCGCCGCCGGCGGGCAGCGGATCGTGCAGGTTGTCGGGGACACCGCGTCGCTGATCGGGACCACCGATTCGTGGCTGGACCTGCCGCAGATCCCGGTGACCGCGGTCGCGTCGGTGACGTTGGACGGCGCCGCACTGACGGTGGGGATCGACGCGGCCCAGTACAAGCATCTCGGGAATCGGCTGTGGCGCACCGACGGGTGGCAGACCTACGTCGGGCGGCCGTCCGAGGTGGTGTCGGTGAACACGCACGGCTACCCGGCTGGCCATCAGAAGTTGCAGTTGGGACGGTGGGCGACGCTTTCGCTGGCGAAGGGCCAGGTCCCTAACCCGGGCTCCGTGGCGTCGGAGTCGATCGATGACTACTCGGTGACGTTCGACAAGATGTCGGCGCAGATGGAGGCCTCGCCGTTCCTGCAGAAGGCGCTGCGTAAGGCGTACGGCCGCCGGGCCAGCTTGGTGAGGCTGGGATGAGCCGGGACTCTGTGCTCGCCCGCGGGCGGGCGTTCGCCGCCGGCGGGTTCGTCGACGCGTGCGTCATCGAGCGGGTCGCGACCAAGCAGACCAACACCACCGACGGCCAGGTGGCCAAGCAGTACGACCTCGTCTACACCGGGCCGTGCCGGGTGCAGCAAGCCGCCGCGCCGTGGGCCGGGCCGGCGACCATCGGGCAGGCCGGTATCGGCCTGTCGGCGCTGGAGTTGCAACTGCCGGTCGTGGGCACCGAGGACGTGACGAAGGACGACCGGGTCACCATCACTGCCTGCGTGCACGACACGGCACTGATCGCGCGGGTGTTCACCGTGCAGGGCGCCCACCACAAGAGCCACGCCACCACCCGAAGAGTGCCGCTGCAGGAGATCGTGGGGTAAGCGATGGGCGTCAAGGTGACCAGCCTCGATGAGCTCATCCGCGACCTCGAGCAGATCGACGAGCGGCTCGCGGCAGAGGCGCCCAAGGTGGTCGCTAAGGGCGCGTTCAACATCAAGACCACGTGGCGGAAGGTGTGGACGCCGGTCAGCCCCGACCCGGCTGAACACGCGCCGCATCTGGCCCGTGGGGTCGGCTACGAAACCACCCGCCACGGCAGCACCTATCACGCCGAGATCGGCGTTCACCGGCTCAACCCGCAGGCGCCGCTCGCGCATTTCGCCGAGTACGGCAGCCTCCGCAACGCACCGCGGCCGGGCGGGTTCCCGGCGCTGGTCGTGGAGGAGCCCCGCTTCGTTGAGGCGGTCGAGGACCTTGGCGAGCGGCTGTTGGAGGGTCGGTGACCGACCAACTCGACGAGTTGCACGCCCGCACGGGTTTGGATCTGCTCAACGGGGCGGCGCCGCTGATCGTGTACGAGGGTGAGGTCCCGGCCCCGTATCCCGAGCCGCCGTACGTGCTGGTGTACACCGAGGTGTCCTGGCCCGACGCGGGCGACGCGAACGCTCTGGACCACATGTCGGTGACGTGTGTGACCCGCTGGTACTGCCACTGCGTCGGGGAGACAGAGGCGGCCGCGCGGGCGGTGGGGATGCAGGTACGGGCGGCGCTGCTCAACGTGCGCGGCGCCGTGGCCGGCCGCAACTGCGGTCTGATCCGGCAGGTCGACTCGAGCCCGCCGGGCAAGGACGAGACGTTGGGCACTGCGGTGTTCGACGGCGTCGCTGTGTATGAGATGACCTCCGCGCCGGGCTGAGGCGCGACCAACCCGAACCCAGCTGGGAGGTACGCCCCGATGGCGGCCATCACCCCTTCGACCATCACGCCGGCCGGTCTGCTCGCCAACCCGCAACCGGCGGCGGCGTCGGACACGATCTCCGGTGACCTGATCCCCATCGGCGGGAGTCTGATCTACCGGGTCATCAACGGTGGCGGCTCACCCGACAACGTGTCCATATCGGACGGTGGGCTGACCGCGGCCGGTAACCCGGGCACGGTCACGCCGGTCGCGGTCGCTAACGGCACGACCCGCACGTTCCCGATCACCCGCAACAACATCAACCCGGCGAACAACCTGGTGACGATCACGCACTCGTTCATCACGTCGGTCACCTACGAGTTGCAGAGGGCTGCCTGACATGGCCGACGAGGACGACGACTTCACGCCCGAGCCGGGCGCGGAGTTCGTGTGGATGCGCCACGAGCACGGCGGCAACGCCGCCCAGTTCCCGGTCGCGTCGGTGCCCATGTGGCGGCGCATCGGTTGGGCGCCGTGCGAGCCGCCCGACCCGTACGACCCGACCATGGCCGAGTACCAGCCCCCCCGTCCCGCCCCGGCCGAGGAACCCGGCCCGGCGGCAGATGACACCAGCGAGACCACCAGCGAGGGAGTGAGCGCCGATGCCTGACAGCCTGGCCGACGGCAACACCCGCGTCACGTACGCACCGGCGATCGCCGTCCTCGGCGCGCCCACGGTCGCCGAGCTCAACGCCGGCATCCTGCTCCAGTCGGTGATGACCCCGGACGGGCTCATCGGGTACGAGCCGTCCACCGCCGACGTGGACACCTCGGCGCTGGACTCCACGTACGACACCGTCGATAACGGCCGCGACTCGTTCTCCGGCACGATGCTGCGGATCAAGAAGCAGCTTTCCGGCGACACCGCGTACACCACGCTGGGGGCCAAGGGAGTCACCGGGTTCATCGTGGTCCGCCGCGATGTCCCGTCGACGACGGCGTGGGCGTCGAGCCAGGCCTGCGCCGTGTACCCGATCAAGACCGGGCGGCGGCGGGACCTGGCCCCGGAGAAGAACGCGGTCCGCAAGTACGAGGTGCCGACGAAGATCTACCAGGCGCCGAACATCGACGCGGCGGTCGCATGAGCGAGAAAGCCAACGGTGCTGCGCCGGATCACAAGGCGCTGTTGGCCGGTTTCCGCCCCGCGCAACGCTCGGTGCAGCTGTGCATGCGCCGCGACCTGGCCTCACAGATGCAGGTCCTACAGCGCCAACTCATCGAGGCCGAGGCCTTCGAAAAGGTGTCCGGGTCCCTCGACGGCGGCCGCGCGGTCGAACTCGCCCGGCAGGTCGAGGCACTGCACGAGGAGATGGCTGCACAGTCCATCGAGGTCGTCATCCGGGCCGTCCCGCGGCGGCAGTGGACGGCGCTGCTCGCCGAGCACCCGCCGCGGGAGGGCAACGAACGCGACGCGCGGATGGGCATCGACGAGGACGGGTTCTTCGACGCGGCCCTGCGGGCGTGCGTGGTGGCGCCCGCCTTCGACGACGAGGACTGGGAGCGCCTCGACGAGGTCCTCACGGTTGGGCAGTGGGAGATCCTGACCAATGCCGTGTGGGCCGCGAACGCCCGTGATGTCGATGTCCCTTTCTCGCCGCGCGCCTTGCGGATTCTTTCGACCTCCGACGACGAGTAGAGGCGGCGGAGCGGCTCGGGATCAGCCCGAAACGCTTCGACGGGTGGGAACCCGCAGAGGTCGGCGAGCACGAATATGACGAGGCCGGGCGGCTCGTGAGAACCACCACCACCCGTGAGGTCGAGTGGGACGAACAGCAGCAGGCGTGGATGCTCGCCCTGGCGCTGTACCGGAACCGGCTGTGCGCGCGAGGCCACTACCTGCCGAACACCGGCGCGGCGGAGGCGGAAGACCGCTACTGGGTTGAGCACCCCGACCGGTGTCACGCCTGCACCGCGCTGCTGGCCGCGCAGGCCGCCTATCTGGACGGGTCACACGCGCCTCACCCGGGCGCTTTGATCTGGCACGCCGAGCGGAGGTGAAATGGGTCGGCGCAAGGTGTCTGTCGAGTTGGAGCTCGAGGTCGCGCGGTACGCGCGGGGTGGTGCCGAGGCGACCGCGGTCAGCCGCACCGTGCGCTCCGCGGTCCACGACCTGGGTGATGAGCTCGACGCGACCAGCCGGGATATGGACCAGCTGGCGGCGAACACCGACGTGGCGGCGCGGCAGGTAGACGACCTGGGTGATGAGGCACGCGGCACCGCCGCAGACCTCGCGCTGCTGCAGTCCAGCCTCGACGCAACCAAGCTCAAGGTGCGGCAGTTGGGGGCGGAGTTCGCGGGGGCCGGCGGGGATGACGGCCTGTTGGGCCTTTTCGGTGAGACGGCCGCCGACCCGCAGACCTCGCGGTTGCACAACGCGCTCAACGAGATCGAGCGCATGCGCAAGGAACTCGAGAAGATCGACGACCTGGCCGCGGTCAAAACCGTCGCCCCGCTGGCAGCGGGCGGCGGGGTCGGCGGACTGCTGAACTCGGTTCCTCGCATCGGCGGTATCCCCGGCCCGGCGGTGGCGGGCATCGGTGCGGCGGCGGTGGTTCTGTCGCCATTCATCGGCGGGATCATCGCCTCCGCCGTGCTCGGCGGTGTCGGCACGGGCGGGCTGATCGGTGGGATCGCCCTGGCCGCGCAGGACACCCGCGTGAAGTCGGCTTGGAAAGGCCTCGGCCAGGAGGTCTCCGCCAACATCGGCGACGCCGCATTCCCGCTCGTGGGCCCGCTGACCCGCGCCGCGTCGATCTTCGGCGACGCGTGGCGTAAGGAGCTACCCGGTGTACAGCAGGACTTCCAGATCCTCTCGGCCACGGTGGAGCCCCTGGCTGAGGGGATCGCTGGGTTCGCCCGCAACCTGCATCCCGGCCTGACCACGGCCCTGAAGGCGTCGGTTCCGCTGGCGGAGCGGTTCAGTGACGACTTCACCGGCCTGGGCACTGACCTGGCGGATTTCTTCCGCGACATCGCCCGCTCCGAGCCTGGGGCGGAGGCTGCTCTGCACGACTTCTTTGAGGTGCTCGGAATCGGCCTCGACGGTCTCGGCGACGGGATCGAGATCCTATCGAAGACCTACGAGTGGGCGAACAAGCTCGGCATGCTCGAGGGACCGAAGTGGCTCTTCGAGACGCCGGGGTTGGCGATCAACGTCTGGAGGACGTTCAACCCCGAGTTGGAGAAGGCCACCAACAACCTGAAGAACGTGCTCACCCCGACCGAGGAGCTCGCGCGAGAGCAGGAGGACGCCGCCGACGCGGCCAAGCGGCAGGCCGACGCGATGGAGAAACTGAACAAGAGGATCGACGACTACTACGACGCGATCTCCAGCCGCCACAGCGCGGCCCGGGACTGGGAAGCCGCCTGGGACGACCTGCACGACATCATCAAGGAGAACGGTAAGACGCTCGACATCACCACCGAAAAGGGTCGGGCTGTCGGCGAAGGACTCGACCGTGCCGCTGCCGCCGCCCGGGGTTTGCTAGAGACCGGGCAGATCACCGAGCAGCAGTACCAGGACCGGATCCGGCTCATCGAGACCGAGGCGATCAAACTCGGCCTGTCCACGAGCGCCGTCCACCGTCTCCTCGACGAATACTTGAAGATCCCCAGCCAGATCATCACCGAACTGGTGGTGCGCGCCCCAGGGCTGCAGAAGGCCTTCGACATGGTCAGGTACCTGGCCGGCGGCAAGCCCCCAACCACACCGGGCGAGCACTCGGGCGGCCAGATCGGCAGCTTGATCCAGGCGCCCGCAGGCAGCGCGGGCGGCGGCAGCCGTCAGGCGTTCCTCGACCTGTCCGGCCGCGCAGCCGGCGGGCCCGCGTACGCTGGGCAGTTCCTGCGCGTCAACGAGCAGCGTCTCGAGGCGTTCGTCGCGCCGTCGCAGGGCTACGTCCTGCCGCTCGTGGCTGGCGCCGCCGCGTCGCCGATGGGCGGCGGCGGGTGGGACATGACCCCGGTGGTGCACGTCTACATCGGCGGCGAGCGTATCGACGAGCGCGTCGACGTGCGGGTGGAGATGGCCAACCGGAGGGCCGCTTCCGACGTGTACGCCCGGCCGAGACTCTGATGTGGCAGGTCAGCGACCCCAGCACCCATGCCGCGTTCCTCGCCGCCCTGGCCCAGTCGCACACCTACACCCCGACCGTCAAGACCTACCTCGACGGCGTCGAGCTCGGGACCGTGCTCTTGCAGTCCGGCCGGATACGGGTCTCTGGCCGCACGCAGGTACGCCGCCGCGCCTACCTGACCGTCCCCGAGTCACAGTGGACAGACCAGCTCTCCGCCTACGGAGTCGAGCTTCGGGCGTGGGTCACCGTCGCCGCCGGCAACATCACCTATCCGCCGGTGCCGGTGTTCACCGGCCGGGTCGAGCGTCGCGAACGGTCCCGCCGTTCCGGCCTTGTGCAGGTCGAGTGTTGGGACCGGTTCGCTGCGATCAACGACGACGCGTTCGAAACCCCCCGCGCGACCCCGGCCGGTGCGAGGATCGCCGACGCCACAGCGACGCTCATCAAAGAGACCCACCCGAGCGTCGCGGTGACCGACCTGACCGGCCTCCCATCGACCGTCCCGGCCGGCCTGACCTGGGACCTCGGCGACGGATCCCGCGGCCTGGCCATCGACCGGATGGCGCTGGCGATCGGCGCCGAGATCGTGGCGCTGCCCGACGGGAACTTCCTGCAGCGCCTCTACCCCACCCTCACCGACGAGCCCGCTTGGCAGGTCGCCACCGGCCCGGGTGGGGTCATCGTCGCCGACGCGCAGGTCGAAACCCGCACGGGCGTCGCGAACCGGTGGATCATCACCGGCAACCAGACCGCCGCTGGGGTTTCGGTGCGTGAGGTGGCCACCATCATCGGCGGGACGCTGCGCTACGGCGGCCCCTACGGGCGGGTGGTCCGCTACCACACCGACCCGATGATCACCTCGACGGTGCAGGCCAGCCAGGTCGGTGCGGCGATCCTTGCCCGGGTGGAGGGCATGGCCCGTCAGAGGATCGTGACCGTCATCGCCAACCCGGCCCTCGAGGCGGGAGACGTGCTCGCGGTGAGCACCGCCGACGGGCTGGAGTTGCACATCGCCGATGAGTTCGACGTGCCGCTGACCGCGGACATCCCGACGATGGCGGTGGCGTCCCGGTCGACTGTGGACGTGTGATCGGGTCGCAGGGGGGTCCCCCGAATGGGGGACGCGTTCATGAACCCTGGACGTCACCCTCGGCTCATGACCTCACAGCCGTCGATCCTCGCCCGGGTGGCCGCTACCGCCATCGCCCTGCTGCTCGGAGGTGCGCTCGTGGCGTCAGGCCCCGCTGACGCGTCGCCGACCGCGGTCTCCAACGCGCGGCTGCGCGTCGGGACCGTGCAGTCCTCGCCGGCCCCGCAGGCCGACTACATCTGGGTCGCGGTGGACGGCACCGTGGTGCCGGCAGCCTACTTCACCGGTTACGTGCCCATCCCCGGCGACCGGGTCATCGTCACCCAGGACGGCACCGACTGGTTCGTGCTCGGCGGCAAGTCGGGCTTCGCCGGCAACCTGGTCCTCAACCCGGACTTTTCCGTCAACCCGCGGATGCAGATCACCGCGGACCTGCCGCCGTGGAACTGGTATCACCACCGCGCCTCCGGCCCAGCCACGTCGATCGTCATAGCCGGCATCAACCCAGTCACGTCCGAACCGGTCATGGCGATGATCCTCAACTCGGCGTTGGCGTCGGACAACTACGCCTACAGCGCCGCGTTCCCGGTCACGCCCGGCCAGGCCTACTCCGTCAACGCCGGCGTGGAGGTGCAATCCTCCGGTGCCACGCTGACCGTGACGCTTCGGGTGGCGTGGCTCGCGGCCCCGGCCGACGCCTACCCGACGTTCCTGTCCGAGACCGTAATCGAGAGCATCGACACGTCACTGGGCAACAACGCCGGCTGGCTCGGATCCGCAACCACAGCGACCGCCCCGGCCGGGGCCACCTACGCGCGGGTCGCGATCAGGTCGCAGATGGCCGCGGGAGGGCTGTCGATGTACACCGGAGTCGGGTTCGTCTCGGCCCGACCCGTCTGAGCACCACCCACCCCCGGAGGTAGCGATGGCGATCCTGTCCGCGGACAACCTGTTCCGGTCGCTGCTTCCCCCGCAGCCATTCTTCAAAGACACCGCCACGGCCGAGGCCGCCGGGTGGCTGCACTCGTCGTTCTACATCGCCGGGTTCCCCGGAGCCGCCGTCGCCCCCTCGCCGGGCCTGGCCGGAGCGGCGCTGACCTCCTACGCGGGCCAGATCCCGTTCCCCGCCCCGGCGTCCGGCAAGAACGTCTACCTCGCCGCGACGGACATGGCCGATACCGGCGCCGGGAACATCGGCGCCGTCTACATCTTCGACCGGCTCTGGCACAACTCCGGCATCGTCGTGACCACCACCACCGGCCAGACCATCAACTCGGTAGCATTCCCAGCCCGCGACCTGGACGGCACCATCAACGGCCGCGGCATCCAGGTCGCCATCGAGGTGTCCACCGCCACCGGCAACGGCGGCAACATCAACACCACGACCATGTCGTACACCAACAGCCTCGGCGTGGCCGGCCGCACCGCCACCCTGCCCGTCTTCCCCGCCACCGCAGCCCTCGGCACCATCGTCCCGTTCGTGCTGCAAGCCGGCGACGTGGGTGTCCAATCCATACAGTCGATCACCCTCGGCACCTCGTACGTGTCCGGCGCGATCCACCTCGTCGCCTACCGACACATCGCCGTCACCCAGTCATCGTCAGCCAACACCGCGGCCGTGCGCGACGCGCTGCAGCTGGGCCTGCCGCTGCTGTGGGACAACTCGGTGCCGTGGGCCGTGTACCTGGCCTCAGGCACCGCTCTGGGCCAGTGCATCGGGTCGCTGACCTTCGCGCAGGGCTAGCAGCGTGCCAAGCCTTGGCCGCCACCTCACGGCGGGCGCCACCCCCGCAAGCCTGCTGCGGGCCGACGCGGCGCGGTCGGTGACCACGAGTCTGATGCTGGGCGCGGAGCTCACCGCGACCGTCGACAACTACGCCCGGGTGCGGCTGGACATCTACTGGCCCGACGTGCGATACGCGGCCATCCACCGCCTCGACGCCGACGGCACCACCTCGCCGGTGCGCAACACCGAACCGCTGCTGCTAGCCACCGCCGCCGTCCTGTACGACCACGAGGCCCCGCTCGACCAGACCTGCACCTACCGGATCGCACCCGCCGACGACCTGGACACGTACTGGGACAGCGACCCGGTCACCCCGACCGCCGCGACCGACTGGCTCAAACATCCCCTCAAGCCGTACCTGTCCCGGCCGGTACACCTGCACCGCATGGGGCCGCGGCAACTGCCGGCCCGCCGCGGCGTCGCCCGGCCGATCGACCGGCCTGACCCGATCGTCGTGCACCAGGAACGCGCAACCGACCAGGGCAGCCTCACCATCCAAACCGACGGGACCTGGGCGGAAAACGACGCCCTGCGGGCGCTGCTCGCTGACGGCGCTCCGCTTCTGCTGCAGCAGCGGGCCGTGCTCGGCGAGGGCCAGCTCTACATCTCCGTCGACACCGCCTCGATGGCGCTGCTCGACGATAAGTCCGGGTGGATGTTCCGCCGCAACTGGACCCTGCCATTCGACGTGATCGCCCGCCCACCCGGCTCCGCGTCCGGGCCCTACGGGGTCGGCTACGACCAGGCCGCCACCGCGTACCTGACCTACGAGCACCTCGCCGCCGGCGAACCCACCTACCTCGACCTGGCCGCCACGCCGGGCCCGTGAGAGGAGACAGCGCGCATGGGCTCGACGGTCATCAACCGCTACACCTATCCGGAGGGCACCGATGCGCCGGTCGTGCACACAGACCTGCGCCGGGCGCTGGAAGAGGTCGCCCGCGGCGGGGTGATGCGGTTCGCGAACGCGACCGAACGCACCGCCGCGTTCGCCACCCTCGGCATCAGCCCCAGCGACGGCATGCTCTCCTACCGCCGCGACCAGAAGGCGTACGAGACCTTCGAGACCGGCCCGGGGTGGGTGACGCCCATCGGGTGGGCGATGACGGCCCGTAAACCCGGCGACCAGGGCCTGGTCAACGCCGTCCTCACGGACGTGACAGGCATGTCGCTGCCGGTCATCGCATCAGGGGTTTACGACCTGCACTGCCGGATCATCGCCACCGGTGATGACGTGAACGGCGTGGCCACAGCGTGGACACACCCGGCGCTTGCGACGCTCGCCGACGGGCAGCACAGCGTGCGGCACATCGCTTCCGGCGGCGCGTCAACGGCCGGTGACCTCGACGGTCGCGGGCTCGCGCTGGCGGCGTCCCCGTCGACCACCCTCAACCACGCCGTACCCGACACCAACCTGGTGATGGTCCTGCTGGAGGGGACGCTGATCGTTGGCGCTAACGCAGGCACGCTGCAGCTGCGCGCCTCGAAGGTGGTCGCCACGTCCGGCACCGACTCGACGATCAAGGCCGGTTCGATGCTGCGGCTGATAAGGACCGAGTGATGACCCTCGTCGTCCTGCCCGTCCAGCCCCCCGCCGTCCTGGCCGGCCAGGACAACGGCATGCTCGACCCGGCCATCCTGCGCACAACACCAGGCCTGGCCGGCGGCCCTACCGTGCGGCTGGTCGAGACGGCCATGCGCTGCTGGCTCGCGATGACCGCGGCCGCCAGCGCCGACGGGGTAATCCTGAGAGCGACCAGCTACGCCGACTCCTACCGCACCTACCAGGTGCAGGTCGCGACGTTCACCGCCCGCTACCAGGTCGAACCCACCGGCAACGGCTGGCGGCTGTGGGACTCCGACGGCAACGGGGTACGCGAACGCTGGTACAAGAAAGACGGCGTCAACAGCGCGGCCGTACCGGGCACCTCCAACCACGGGTGGGCGCTCGCCGTCGACATCGCCAACGCCTCCGGCACCCGGCTGGACTGGCTGGAAGCCAACGCCGTCGCGTTCGGCTGGTCCTGGGAGCTCGTCCCGGAGGAGCCGTGGCATGTGCACAACTTCACCGGCGATGACATCCCGCCGGCCGTCCTGGCGTACGAGGAGGACCAGATGACCCCCGAGCAGGCAGCAGCACTGGACAACGTCAACCGCATGGCCTTCGCCAACGCCACCGGCGCGCCCACCGTGCAACTGCACCCCGGCAACAACCCGACTGCCCCGCTGGTCACCATCGCCAACTTCACCGTCGTGAAACTTAACGAGCTCGAGACGAAGGTCGACGCGCTCGGCGAGGCGATCGGCCAGATCGGCACCGACTCCCCGGAGGTTGCCGCGATCCTGGCCGGCATGCAGCAGAAACTCGACGCGCAGCAGGCCGAGCTCAAGGCCGAGATCCGGGACGCCGCCGCCGACCTCGGCGAGGGCGGCGCCGCCCAAGTGCGCGCCGACCCGGACGCGACGTGACCAATCTGGTCGCGCTGCTCATACAGGCCGGCGTGGTCGGGACCATCCTGACCGGCATGCTCGCCCTGGTGCGCATCGCCATCGGCGCGGAACGCCGCCGGGCCGATGACTGGCGGGAGGCGGCCAAGGCCACCTCCGCGGCCAACACGGTCCTGTCGACCAACGTCGAGAAGCTGATCGGCTCCGTCGAACACCTGGCCACCTCGCAGCGGGAGATGCTGGTCCTGCTGCAGGCCATGGCGGCGGCGGGCAAGGATCGGAGCGCGGCATGAGGTGGTGGCCGCTGCGGCGGCCGCGCCTGAAGGACAACGGCGGCGCCGCGGCCGCTGCCCGCCAGGACGCTGAGGACCAGCGGGTCGCGGCCGAAGCGCGCACCCCGCAGGTCGAACGGACGGTTCGGGCAGCCGAGGCGGCAGTGCGCCGCGCCGACCGGTTCGCCGGCGAGATCGAGAACGCGTTGCGGCTGAAACGGGGACCGGTGTGAGGCTGCTCATCCAGGTCCTGGTGGGGCTGTCGATCCTGCTGCCGCTGGGTGTGGTGCTGCGCCTGGGTGACCCGCGGCGCAGCGAGAACCCGAGGATGGCGTGGCTGCTGGCGGCGTGGGGCTGGGTGACGGTGGCGTTCGAGTCGCTGCTGTTCGTGGCCACGCTGGGGCTGCGGGTGCCGAACTGGATCGCCGTGATCGTGCTGATGTCGCAGAACGCCGTGTTCGCCTGGTGGCTGATTGCCGTGTACCGGGCCCGCCGCCGGCACGACTCGCGGCACGTCGAGTAGTGGAGATGTCAATGGAGCTCGCTGGCAGGCACACGTCCACCGTGCAGATCGCCCGGTTCTTCGCCTACGACCACCTGCCAGCGCACCTGCAGGCCATCAGCAGGCCGTGCCATGACCTGGCCGAGGAGATGATCGGCGCCCTGCCCGACGGGCCCGAGCTCACCGCCGGGCTCCGCAAATTGCTCGAGGCGAAGGACTGCTTCGTCCGGGCCAACCTGTAGGAGGAGTTTTTCATGCGCCACCGTGCGCCTCGCCCGAGTAGTAGACAGATCACCCGGCTGCGCGCCGGGATCGCCGCCCTCGCCTTCGCCCTGGCCGCCGTGGCCGGGGCGTTTTTCACGTCTGGGGGCAACGGGACCCCGTCCGGGCCGACCGGGGCCGCGGCGGAACCGGTCGCCGAGGACCTGCCGCTGCTGACGATCGAGGGCTTCTTCGCCTGGTGCCACGAGCACAACACCCCGGGCGAGCGCGCGCGGATCCGTACGTCGACGGGTCGGACCTGGATTCAGGGCTGCGACGCGGCCGGTGCGCTGACCACCCCGTCGCCGACATCGCAACCCACGCCGACGCCACCGGCCCCGACGACAGCGCCGCCGTCACCGAGCCCTACCCCGACGCCGACGCCCAGCCCCACACCAACCCCGAGCCCGACACCCACACCGACGCCGTCACCGACCGGGCCGGTCGTGAACTGCATGCCCGTCCCGTCGGCGTGCGGCTACCCCGACACCACGAACACCGGCACCCACGGCAGCCTCACCGTGGTCCAGGGCAACATCAGCCTGACCACCGCCGGCATGGTGTACGAGAACCGGGACGTGCGCGGCTGCATCACGGTCAAGGCCAAGAACGTGACCATCCGCAACGTCAAGGTGTCGTGCTCCGGCTGGTACGCGATCGCCATCAACACCGGCAGCGGCAACGTCTGGATCTCACCCGACGCGAACACCCTCATCGAGGACGTGGAGATCAACCACCTACAGCGTTGGGACGGCAAGGGCATCGCGTTCGACGGCTACACCGCGCGGCGGGTCTACTACCACAACGGCGCCGACTGCGCCCACACCGGCTACAACACCGTCATCGAGGACTCCTACTGCATCCTCGGCCCCGACGGCGCCACCAACCGGGACTGGTGCCACATGCGCGTCGACGGCGGAGAGCCGCACTGGGACGGCTACCAGTCCGACGGCGGCGACCACCAGGTCTACCGGCACAACACCATCCGCAACCCCTGCCAGCAGACCTCGGCGATCCTGATCTCCACCAACACCCTGCCGATCGGCAACGTCACCATCGAGAACAACCTGGTAGCCGGCGGCGGGTGGACGATCTACTGCGGCACCGACGAAGGTGGCTTCCCGTTCGGCTCCAACGTGTTCCGCAACAACCGCATCGCGCGCAGCTTCTACACGTGGCCGCCCGGCCCCGACCACGAGCACGGGGACGTGGGCGGCTACTACGGGCCGATGACCAGCTGCCGCGCGTCGAACATCGCCGCAGCCGGCAACGTGTGGGACGAGACCGGAACCCTAATCCCGCTGCAGTAGAACGAACCCCGATACACTGCGCCGCGTGTGGGCACAGTGGCGGTGGGCGGTGGCGATCGTGGCGAGCACGGCCGCCGTCGGCCCCGCCACCGTCGCCCTCGCCCGCCCGCCGTTGCGGCGTTCGTGCGCCAGGCCGTCACCGACGTTGGTGGCAGCTACGTGGATCTCGGCGATCCGCTGCTTGCCCGGCGTGACCTGATGGCGGAGGATGCCATCCACCCGGGCGACCTGGGGCATGCCGCGATCGCGGCGGCGTTCCTCGCCCACGCCTAAGAACCAGACCAGACACGAAGGAGCCCGGCACCCGCCCCTCTCGGGGGGTAGGTGCCGGGCTCCTTCCGTCGTTTAGGCGTCTGGTCCGATCTGCTGCTGGTGGTGCTCACCCTTGCCGCCCCGCTCGGCTTCCAGTTCGCGGATCTCCTCGCGGACGGTATCCCCGAGCGTCCGCAGCAGTTCCCTCGCGGCGTCGATCTCGGTCAGGGCCTCGTAGCCGGCCCCCACCTCGCCGGTCTGAAAACGGGTCAGTGAGCGGTGGGTGCGGTTGAGTGCGTGGTGGACCTCGTTGAGCGCGGAACGGTCCGGTGGGTAGGTTGTCTGGCACGGTGATTCGACCTCCCAGGGGTCGGGTTGCCGAGGCCCTCGGCTGGTGGACGAACACCGCCGAGGGCCGACTGGTTCAGAGCGCTGGCCGCTCCCCGCGAGGGGCCAGGAAAACGAAGGCGCGCCACCTGCCCGGTCAGAAGCAGGTGGCGCGCCCTCAAAGTACCGGGCGGCTGACCGGACCGCCGGGTCCGATCAGACGTACATCACGCGGCCATCTCGGCGACCTGCGCCGCCGTCGGCACCACCGGTGAATAGCCCGGGCTGACCGGTGCCGCAGCCTCGGTGCGCCGCGTCTTGCGCTCCCGGTACTGCTTCGTCCACGCGGCCTTGTCGACCGCGGACATCGCGCCGTAGCCGGCCCGCTTCCGGGCCGCCTTCTCCGCGTCGGACACCTTCACGGTGCCCTTGGTGGCCTCAGCCTTAGCGGCTGCCTTCCGCTCCATCTTCGCGACGAAAATCTCGGCGAGGATGTAGGCCAGTACCGTCCAGACGCCAACGGCGACCTGGACGACGTTGCGGGCAAGCGCGACGTTCGCCGCCACACTCAGCCCGCCAGCCAGCACCAGCGGAAACAGTGCAAGCTGCCTGGTGCGCTCGGTCACGTCATCGGACATGCGGACCATCAGAGCGACGATGGCAAGCGAGTCCACGGTGACCGGGGTGACCCACTCACTCGGCACCAGGCCGAACAGCGGGTCGAGGTCCGCGAGCGAAAGCAGGTGGACCTGGTAGCCGTACGAGGACACCGCCGCGATCGTGGCGATGACGTAGGCCGCCGTCTTGGCGACGGTGATTCGGTTCATGACCCCTCCTCGGGGTGGGTCTCGGACGCACCCTGCGCCCGGCCCCCGCGGCCGGCGCTGTGATGCGGAGATCCCCGGCGCCAGCGGAGCAGTGCTCAACGCGGCTGCGCGGTCGGTGCGCCCCGCCCTGTCGGCCGGTCGGGGCCTGTCGCCTTGGTGTGTTCACTCGCCGAGCGGCTCGTACCCGAGCCCTTCGGCGAACGCGACATAGGCTGCCCGCCGCCGCGCTACCTCTTCCTCGCCGAGCCCCTCGTGGAGCGCCATGTGGTATGCCCACACCAGCGACACCGCGTGCTCTTCGGCTGCTGCGGCCTCAACGCCGCGAACCATGATCTCCATCGTGGGTCTCCCTCCCACTGGCCACCCGGATGGTGGCGGGAGTGGACTTCGGTGAGCCTCGAACTCACTCCAGCGGTTCCGCCATCAGCGGGACGGGAGGTCACGTCGCGCTGGGGGATACGGACCTGTCGTCCGGTTGACGGTCGCACCGGCAGCGCCAGTGCTCCGAAGCCTTGGCCCCGGGGGGTCGGCCGCGCGCTGTGCGCTGCGTTCCCTCCGCCCGGGGCGGGGTGCCGGTGCTCCCGGCTCGTTGTGCTCCGTCTGTGTGCGGCGGATCCAGTTGTCAATCAACGGGCGCCCCCGCTCGCTGTACCCACAGTCTAGCGCGTTCCGTACCCACACACAAGTAGGAGGTGTACCCTCAGCCTGTGGCAACCCCACTCAAGCGCATCCGCGTCGACGACAACCTCTGGGACCGCTTCGGCGACACGGCCGCCGCGCTCGGCTCTGACCGAACCAAGGTCCTGGTCGCCTTCATGCGCTCGTTCGTGACCGCCATGTCCCCGGAACGGCTCATCCGTTCGATGGACGCCGATCACGCACACGGCCTGCCACCCTCGGCGCCATGACCGCACCGATCGTCCCCGGCCCCCAGCCCCAACTGATCGTCAAGGCCGGCGGGTTGACCACCGGCGAGCACCTAGCCCACATCGTCGGCCTGGTCTTCACCGCTGGACTGTGGCTGCCGTTTTACATCTACTTCGCGGTCCGGGCCCCAAAGGCCCGCTACGAGGTGATGGTTCCCTATGGCGCCGACCCGGCCGCGGTTCAGGCCCTTTACGCCCAGGTCGCCGCCGCGAACGGCCAGACTCCCCAAACCCCGGAGCAGATCGCGGAAGCACGGACGCAGAGCCGCCAGATCGCAATCGTGATCGCGATCGGGGTCGTCGTCATTTTCGCGGTGCTCGTCGCGGGGCTTTGGCTGCAGAACAACAACCCGTTCTAGAGCACGGGGGGATCCCATCAGTGGAATGCTTTGTGTGCGTGATCAGGCGCCAGGCGACACCGGCCAGTTACAGGCTGGCCGGTGCCCCAAGACTGGCGAGCAGCTCATCAACAGCGGCCAACGCCTGCAGTCGCTTCCGCCCCGACACCAGCGCGTAGCCCTGGGTCGTGACCACCGACGCGTGGCCCATCAGATCCCTCAGCACGAGCGGGTCGTGTCCCGCGTCGTACATGATCGAGCAGAACGTGTGCCGCAGCCGGTGAAGGTGGATCTGCGGCAGGCCGATCCCGGACCAGTGCCGGTGCTGACACGCCGACAGCCACGACCCGGTGACCGGCCGGCCCCGCGACCGTCGCAGGACCGGGCCGCCGGGCCGGTCGCGTAGGTGAGACCACACCGAATTGCAGGTGGGCACGACGCGGCCTCTGCCGCCCTTGCCACGGCGCACGAGCACGTACTCGTCGGTGATGTCCTCGCGCACGAGCGCGGCCATCTCGGACGCTCGTAGGCCTGCCCCGACGCCGAGGATGATGCACGTGTACCAGGGATCTTCTGAGAGCTGCAGCGCCAGGCGGAGCTCCTGCGCGGTGAGCGGGCGAGGCAGGAACTGGCCCGAGGGTTGGGCGGCGAGCCCGACCATCGGATCGCAGGTGAGCCACCCGGCCGCGGTGCCCCAGGCGTAGAAGCCTCGCAGGTGTCCGTCGTAGGTGTGCCGGGTCCACTCCGACCATTCCGGGTTGGACAGGTAGTCGCGGATCTCGGTGGGGTACACGTCGCAGAGTCCGCGCGGCAGTGCGCGGTCGGCTCGGTCGAGACAGCCGGCCCGGTCGTGGATGCTTCGCTGGGAGTAGCGCCTTGGGCGCCGGTCTGGGTGCTCGTCCTCCATCCACTCGAGGTGAGCGTTTATAACGGCGTTCACATCGGTTACGTCGCTGGACACGTGTCGGTGCGAAACGCCGTTTCCGCGGTCGGTTTCCGCGCCAATTGAACGAGCCACCATGGTCGTCAATGGGTCAGCGCCCTGGCTGGCTGGGCGACGATTGACACGGGCCGGCGGGTGTGACCGGTGCGGTCGGGGCGGCGGGGTTGGTCAAGGCGGCGGCCGCCGGTGTGCGCCGGCGGCCTGGCGACGAGGGTGGTGCGGGGTCCGGGTCGGGTCTCGCCGATGGTGGCGACCACTCGGGCGGCGAGCGGGTCGATGCCGGGCCGGGCGTCGTTGGCTACCTGCTCAGGCTGCCCATCGGTAGCCTTTCGGATCCTCGCTGGGAGCAGCTCCCCGGGCCCGATACCGATCGCGTCCGCGATCCGTTCGAGGTCGTTTAGATCGATCGGCTGCGCTCCCGTGAGGCGATAGCTCACCCAGGCGGGGGAAACCCCGAGTTCCTGCGCTAGACGGGCGCCCGTGATACCCCGGCGCAGCATCACCACGCGGATCTCTTCGGCGACCTGCAGGCTCAGCGTCAGGGGTCCGCGGTGCTTTACGTCGATAGCCATGGCGTGATTCTTATGCGCTCAGCGAATGACGCGCAAGCCCCCAGGGTAGATCTGCCCCGGAGTCTTGACGAAATTACGCTATCCGTAATAACGTTCCGCCCATGCGAAGGTCGACCGACGTTATCCGTTCGAACCTCTGGGCCGAGATGGCCCGGCGTGGTTGGAGCCAACAGGACCTCGGCGAGCGGATGGGCCGCCTGCAGCCGTGGGTCTCGCGTCGGATGTCAGGACGCGTCGGCATCACTACCGACGATCTCCAACGCTTCGCGGAGGCGCTCGGCGTCACCGTCGAGCGGCTCGTCAAAGACCACGACGCGGCGGTGGCCTGATGGCCGCCCGCGCGCGCCGCGGCCCCGGCGCGTCTCCGCCCGTCAACTGGACCCGCACCAAGGTCCCCAAGACCCCACCACCAGCCACACCCACCCGCCGCGGCGGCTGCGGCCTGTTCCTACTCCTCGCCGTCGCCCTCGTCGTTCTCGCCCTCGCACTCACCGGCAGGAACCGATGAGCGGGCGGCGGCAGACGACTGCGGCTGCCGGCAGGTCCCGGGTGTCGACCTCCACGCCTAGCCGGCAGATGGGGGCAGGCGCACCGCCCCCGTGTCGCGCCGCCCCAGCACCCGGCCCGGCGACCACCCCCGGCGCCGGGCCGGGTGTAACCCCCCCCAAGACCCCCCGCCCCGACGCACTGATCGCCGACTACGGCCGGCCCGGCGGGCGGGCCAACCAACCAGCACCACCCCACACAGGAGGGCACAGCACATGAGCGACACCGAGTACGACACCACCCAGTCCAACGCGGAGACCCCTGCCCCCGACGACGCAGCCCAGGGCGAGACGACCGAAGACACCACCACCGCTGCCGAGCAGACCGTCCCGGCCGGCGACGACGACGACCAGGGCGCCGCCGCGGCCGAGGCCCGCGAGCTCGGCGACGAGCACACCCAGGCCGACAACTCCGCCCTCTAACCAGAACCCGCCGGGTCCCGCCGGTAGTCGCCACGGAAGACGGCGGCGGGGCCCGGCAACCAGCCCCAGAACCAAGAAAAAGCGAGACCCCAACGGGCCCGAACCCGCCAGGGTCTCCACGAGACCAGGAGAGGACAGGTCTCGATGAGCATCATCCCAGCCCCGACCAGCGGACGCGACCAAACCCCAGCCCAGCGCGTCGAACTGCGTGAAGGCGAAGTAGTCGACCTGACCCTGCGCGGAGTCACCGTCGGCTGGCACCACAACCTTGAGACCGGATTTCGGCTGCCGGGCACCGAGATAGACGGGCACGCACGCTACCTGCACCTATACCTCGACGAACTGCCCGCCGACGCCGTCATAGTCACGCGCACGATCCCCGTCGATGGCGAACCTAAACCCGGCGACGTGTGGGCCGACGCCCACGGCATGGCCCTCTTCGCGTACACCTCCGACTTCGTCGACGACGTGGTGTCGCTCGCCCCCGCCCGCCCCGTGCCTGGCTGGCGCAACGCCGAGTGGTGGGACTGGCACCGCAGCCAAACCCGCGGACCCATCCGGCTGGTGTGGCGCGCCACCCAATACGACGACCTCGCGGTCGACGAGCAGCGCACCCACGGCCACCCGCACCGGCCCGCCGACCCCGACGCCACCGAAGGGACCGGCACCCCGTGACCCGCCGCATCGAAGCCCTCACCCCCGAACAGGAAGCCCTCCTGCCCGTCATCCGCGACGAGTGGCTCACCATCGGCCTGTCCACCCAACGCGCCGACCGCGACGAAGCGATCCGCGGCGTCGCCGACGCATACCGCGCCGCAGGCCTCGACCCGCCACGCATCGTGGTGTGGCTCGACTCACCGCACGCTGGGGCGATCGGCTCGTGGATGCTGACGCGTCTGGGCCAGGTCGGGGGCCAGGTCGGGGGCCAGGTCTGGGGCCAGGTCGGGGGCCAGGTCGGGGACCAGGTCGGGGGCCAGGTCGGGGACCAGGTCTGGGGCCAGGTCTGGGACCAGGTCGGGGACCAGGTCCGGGACCAGGTCCGGGACCAGGTCCGGGGCCAGGTCTGGGGCCAGGTCCGGGACCAGGTCTGGGGCCAGGTCCGGGACCAGGTCGGGGACCAGGTCCGGGGCCAGGTCCACCGAGCCGTCTACGGCCAACACGACGCCGGCTGGCTGTCGTTCCTTGACTACTTCCGCCGCGCCTGCCAACTCGCCTGCTGCAACCGCATGAACGGCCTCAACCGCGTCGCAACCAACGCCGGCTGGTGGTGGCCCTACACCGGCGCCGTGCTCCTCACCGACCGGCCAACCGAACTGCACCGCGACGGCCAGACACGCCTACACCACGAGACCGGACCAGCCATCGCATACGCCGACGGGTTCGCCGTCTGGGCCTGGCATGGTGTCCGCGTCCCCCGCGACCTCATCGAAGGCCGCTGGTCCACACAGGACATCCTGACCCACCCCAACGCCGAGGTCCGCCGCTGCGCCATCGAACGCGTCGGCTGGGACGTGTTCGTCAACGATGCCGGGCTGCGGCAAGTCGGCGCCGACGAACCCGACCCCGCCAACCCAGGCCACTACCTGCAGCTGTACGACGTGCCCGAGCAGATCTACGAGCAGCCCATCCGGGTGCTGCTGTGCGACAACGCCACCCCCGAACGCGACGGCACCCGCCGCCGGTTCGGGATCACAGTCCCCGCCGACATCGGCGACCCCATCACCGCCGCCGCCTGGACGTTCGGGCTGCGCGCCAACCAGTACCGCCAGCTCCAGCACGCCTACTAAGGAGGCACCCGCAGTGCGCACCGTCAACGATCTGATCGAAACCCACGGCGTCGACATCGACCCGCACCTCGACCGGCAGGCCGCCGTCCCCGTGTCGACCGGTCTGCAGCGCCAAGGCGACATCCTCGTCCTGCCCGCCGTGGTGGCGAACCGTCCCACCGCGAACGCGACCCGCGCCGTTCCGCCGGCTGGCGTGGCGGTGGTGCGGGGCGAGGCGGGCGGGAACACCCACCTGCTGCTGGCAGACGGGCCGGTCCGCTACGACCCGGCGCCGCGCGACCTCACCCTCGGTGTGCTCACCGTCGAGGACGGCGCGACCGCCTACCTGGCCCACCCGGAGCACGGGTATGCGGGGATCGGCCCCGGCACGTATGTGATCCGCCGGCAGCGGGAGCAGGCCGAGCAGATCCGCATCGTGGCGGACTGACCGATGACCCCGTTGCTGCTGCTCGCCGTCGGCGTCTTCGCCGCCGGGTTCGCCACCGCCTGGCGCCCGCGCCGCTGCCCGGCGTGCGCGCAGCGGGCGGACATCGACCGGATCCTGGCGGGGTGGGGGGAAGGGGAGCGGGCGCCGCACGCCCTGCCGGCGGCGCCCGCCCCGAACCCGCTGCCGACCTACCCGGTTCTGGACGCGGCCGACCTCGCCGTGGTCCCCACTGTGGACAACCCTGTGGACAGCGGCCCCCGGCACGGGTGGGTGCCCGCCGAACCGCTGCGGCCCACCCGCTACCGCGGGCGCCGGCGCCGCACCTGGTGGCAGGCGCTCACCGACTGGTGGGCCACCACCGCCCCAGCCGACCCCGACGACCCGATCGACCGGGCCCTTGCCTGGACGCAGCCCGTCGACGGGCCGGTGCTGCTGTCCCCGCGGGGCCGGTTCACCACCGCGGCGGCGCCTGATTCGGCTGCGCTGCGGACGCTCGCGGCGGATTGGCGGGCGGCGCTGTTGGATGCGGCGCCAGTGGCGCGTGAGTTGTTCGGCCAGCCGATCCCGGCAGGAGCCGCATCATGAGCCGCACCACCTACGTGTACGTCATCGCCGAGGGCGAGCGAGGTGAAGGACACGACCCGGTCGCGGTCGCGACTACCCTCCGGCGGGCCAAGCAGATCGTGTTCGACCGACGCGACGTTGAGGTCTCGAAGGTCTCGCCGGGTACGTGGATGGCGTCGTGGAATCCCCCCACCGACGAGGTGTGGATTCGCCGGCTTCCGCTGAACGGGGCGATGCCGTCATGACCGCCGCCGTCGGGGGCATCCAGGTCACCGCGCCGGGTGTGTACGACATCCCCGCCGAGGCCTACCACGCCGACCCGGTGCCCGGCGGGTCCCTGTCAGCGTCCGGCGCCCGCGACCTCCTCAACACGGACACTGCTGCAGCGAAAGCAGGTGCCAACCGATGAGCCGGTTCACCGCACCGATCCGCCGGGTCGACACCGCCAAAGGCCACCACTACAAAGACGCCGCCGGCAACCGCGTCCCCGGCGTCACGACCATCATCGGCGACGGCGTACCCAAACCCGCCCTCATCAACTGGGCCGGCACCAGCACCGCCGAGTACGCCGTCGACCACTGGGACGAGCTCGGCCCGCTGCCCCCCGCACAGCGGCTCAAGCGGCTACAGGGCGCCCGCTACGCCGACCGGGACAAGGCCAAGGACCGCGGCACCGAAGTCCACCGCGCCGCCGAACTGCTGCTGGCCGGCAAGCCCGCACAGGTGCCCGAGGAGATCGCCGGGCACGTCGAGTCCTACGCCCGGTTCCTCGACGAGTTCAAGGTCGAGGCCATCCACGTCGAGTTCTCGTGCGTGTCCTACCGCTGGGGCTACGCCGGCACCGCCGACCTGTACGCCTGCTTGGTGCTGCCCGACAAGGGCGCGGCGAAGCTACTCATGGACCTCAAGACCAGCCGGTCGGGTGTGTTCGGTGAGACCGCGCTGCAGCTTGCGGGCTACCGGTACGCCGATGTGTGGGTCATCGACGGCGAGGAGATCGAGCCGCCGCACATCGACTACTGCGCGGCGATCCACGTCCGCGGCGACGGCTACGACCTGGTGCCCGTCGAGGCCGGACCGGCCGAGCACAAGGACCTGCTCTACGCGATGCGGGTGGGCCAGTTCGTCGCCCGGTCACGCGACTTGATCGGCCCGGCCATCATCTCGCCGACCACATCCACGTTCCGGCTAGTCCGATCAACAGCGAGGGAGTGAGCAAGGGTGGCCCGTTCCGTCTACATCAAACTGGAGAGCCGTATCCTGCGCGACGAGCAGGGCGGCGTCCTGGACCGCTGGAAATACGGTCGGGAGTGCCTGAAGGCCAAGAAGGACCGTCGGCAACTGCCGCACGGCTTCATTGAGGACCGGCTAGCAGAGGCTGAGCGCGCCGGCCTCAAGCTGTCCGAGCGTGAGATCCAGTACCGGCTTAAATGCGCCGAGGTCTATGACGAAGATTCGAAAGTCCGCAGCGCTGCTGCGGAGTTTGGCTCCTGGCGAGCGCTCTGTGACGCCGGCTTCCCAGTGGTGGATGTCGATGAAACGACCGATCCGGAGGACCTGGCCGCCGAGGCTGGCGTCTCCACCGAGCCGCCCGACGCCTGGGAACAGCCGACGCTCATCCCCGGATTCGGCGAGACCATCAAGGTCCGCGGCCGGACCATCCCGCTCGCCGAGGCCACCGTCGGCGACGCCAAGGACTACCGGGAGACCTACCGCCAGATCCACGAGAACTTCGGCAAGACCCTAGCGCTGATCGAAACCGCCGTCGACGCGATGGAGGACGGTTCCGACGGCGACGACGAGGCCAACGCCGTCGAGGCCTGGCAGCGCGGCAACCACGTCGACGACCGTACGCAGACCGAGGACGGTACCCGGTGACCACTACCGACCTCGCGCGCCTAGACACCGCCGCCGCGGTCGCCGTCTTCGACACCGACGACGCGCTCACCCGCCTCGGCAAATGGGTCGAGGCGGCCAGCAACGCCCAACGCCTCGTCGCCCCACTCGTCGGCACCCCATTCGTACCCGCCGCCTACCGACCGGTCATCGAACGCGGCGACACCATCGAACAGATCGCCGAGAAGCGGGCCGTCGCCGTGGCCAACGCCACCGCCGCCGTCCTGTACGGCCTAAGCCTCGGCATCGACCCGCTCATGTCGCTGCAGCAGATCTACGTCGTGCACGGCCGGCCCGGCCTCTACGCGAAGATGATGGTCGCCCTCGTGCAAGCCCACGGCCACGAGGTATGGACCGAAGACCTGACCGACACCCGCGCCGTGGTGTGCGGACGGCGCAAGGGCTCCGGGCACACCGAACGCATCACCATCACGATGGACATGGCGCGGCGGGCCAAGTGGACCTCCAACACCAAGTACACCGAGACGCCGCAGGACATGCTGTGGGCCCGCGCCGCCGGCCGGGTCTGCGACCGGATCGCCTCCGACGTGCTCAAGGGCATCCCGACCGTCGAGGAGATCCAGGACAGCATCCAGGTCGAGGCGCAGGCCGGCGCGAACGGCGGCACCCGCACCGTCTCCCGGCGCCGGCCGGAAGCCGCGCCGGCCACGGTGGTGGACGCGGTCGAAGAACCGCCGCTCACCGACGAGCAGCAGACCGCCCCGCAGCCGGCCGAGGAGCCCGCCGCCGCGTCGATCACCGCCGCGCAGCAACGCAAACTGCACGCATCCCTGCGCGACCACGACATGGCCGACCGCGACGTCGCCCTCGTCTGGATCGCCGGGGTCATCGACCGGGAGATCACCACCACAAAAGACCTCACCGTCGCCGAAGCCGCCGCCGCCATCGACGCGCTGGACTCCCTGGGCCAGGACGAGCCGGCACTCGACGACGAGACCGAGGAGGCACGCAAGCCCCCCGCCGACCCGGAGGTGTGACCCAATGATCGACGACGACCCCTACACCGCCGAGGCGCGTCTCTGCGACGACGCCGGCATGGTCTCAGACGAACGGGTCCCGCCCGGCCAGCCAGGCACCGCGACCGATCCCGACCTCACCTACCGGCGGCTGCTCAACAACCTGCGCGCCCACACCGGCCTGCCGCCCTACGACGGCCCGGACTTCCAGTGCACCGGCAACGCGCACCTCGCCCGCGAGCACTTCCGCTGCACCAACCCCCGCCACACCGCGCAGCCGGCTCCATCCGACCGCGCGGACATCATGCTGGAAGGCGAGGCCGCTGCACGCGCCGCTGAGATCCTTGTGCGGCGCGGTACCGCGACTGGTCGGCGGTCATCATGAAGGCCGAAGAGGTCGAGTTCGGCGAATGGGCCATCGTCGAACTGTTCGGCCACCGCCGCGCCGCCGGCCACGTCACCCAAGCCCAATTCCCCGCCGGCTGGGTCCGCCTCGAAATCCCCGCCGTCAACGGCCAACCCGGCATCACCCAGCTCTACAACCCGTCGGCGCTGTACGGGCTGCACCCCGTCACCGAGGACGTGGCCCGCGCGGCGGCGGCGTCGATGCGGCCGCAGCCGGTGCAGCGGTGGGAGCTCGAGCGGGCGGCGGCGACGGTCGCCGAGCACGTCGAGTTGGAACGCGACGACGACTACGAGGGCGACGACGAGGAAGGCGACTGGCTGGACGGCGACGCCGACGATGAGGCCGGCGATGGCGACTGACGAGATCCCCACCGAAGCGCTGCAAGCGGCAGCGCGGGCAGCGTACGCCGGGCGCTACGTCTGGCCCGACACCGTTGAACGCGTTATCGCTGCCGCTGCCCCGTACCTGATCGCCGAAGGACGCCGCCAGGCCGCCGAAGCGATCCGCGCCCACGCCGACCGGTTCGCCCCCGACGATGACAGCCTCACCGTCCGCGGCCGGATCGACCGGCAACGCCTGCGCCGTCACCTCGCCATCGCCGAGCGGCTCGCGCTGCCACCCATCGATCAGGCAGACGTGATCGCCGAGCTCGAAGCGATCGCCCGACAGCACGGCTGGGACGGCACCTGATGACCGCGCCCGCCGACGAGCCTCGCGTGTGGACGATCCTCGTCCCCGCCCCCGCCACGTGGCTCACCGCCAACCGGGAACTAGAACCCCTGCACCGCAGCCGAATCGTCCGCGCCTGGCGCCGCGCCGTCGTCCGCGCCTGCGAACACGAAGACCTCCCCAAAGGACTCCCCGGCCCCGTCCGCATCCAGGCCGTCATCCAATACGCCGGGCAGCGGCCACCCGTCCGCGACGCCTCCAACCTGGCCCCCACCATCAAAGCCTGCATCGACGGGCTCGGCCCGTCCCGCCCGGTACGGCGCCGCGACGGCACCATCGGCCAAACCCACGGCTACGGGCTGCTCGTCGACGACTCCGACCGGGTCATACCCAAGCTGCCGACGTGGCGGCTCGAACCCATGCCGATCGGCGGCGGCGAAACCGTGGGCCGGGTCGTCATCCGCATCACCGACAACAGCCCAGCCCGGCTGTTCGACCAACAACCCTGAGGGAGAGCTGCACATGCCACAAGCGAAGGTCAACATTTCGGCGAAGTTCACCAAGGATACGGATCTTTACAACGGCCTCGACGCCTCCGAACTGCTCGCCGACCCCAGCGCGATCCGCACCGCCGTCGTCACCTACCGCGTCAAGTTCGGCAAGACCGACTACGAGAACGGCGGCGCCGAGACACCCACGGTGCGGATCGTCGAGTTTGAGCCGCTGACCGGTGAGGCCGCAGTCGACGCCAAAACCCTGCAGCGGGAGGCGTTCAAGGCCCGCACCGGCAACGCGATGCAGGAGGAGGACCTGTTCTCGGGCCACGACGACGACGAGGACGAGGGCGACCACGACGAGGGCGACGAGGACTAGCCCCCGTGAACGAACGGCAGCGGTACGCCCTCCTGCACCCGCTCACAGCCGACGGGTCGGCCCGCGACGAGCAGATCAGGGCGCACCAGACAGCCGTACGGCGACACCCGACCAGGCCATACCTGCTCCTGTCGATCCTCGCGGTCGACCGTTGAGAACGCCTCAACGATGGGCTGCCCGTGTGGCACGCCTCCGTGTCGGTGTGGACCAAAGACAGCAAAAGGAAGGTGGACATGCCTCAACTAGCTGAACGCGAAGGCATCCGCCTCCTGCGCGGCGTCGGAGGCGACCGCGAGTGGTGGGCCTACGCCGTCGGTCCCCGCGCCGGCCTCGTCGGCTACCTGCGGGTGTCGCTGACCGCCGACGAGTACGCGCTCGTACCGCCCGGGGTCGTGACCTCCGATGCGGGCGACGCCGGTCCCGAACGGCCGAGGAGCCTGTGATGACGACCGTGGAACCGCCGCAGCTCGCCGACGGGCGCTGGCCCACCGCACCCTGCTCAGCATCGAGCTGCGGCGCCCCGGTCGTGTGGGCCTACACCGAACGCGGCAAAACCATGCCCGTCGACGCCCAGCCCTCCCCGATCGGCAGCCTCGAACTCGTCGACCGCGGCGAGCGCACACCCCTCGCGCGGTTCGTGCCCGTCGAGGCGCGGCTATCCACGGACGCACTGCACACGTCGCACTTCGTGACGTGCGCGAAGGCCGACAGTTTCCGCCGGAGGCCACGCCATGCCTGAGCGGATCCAACGCCAACGCACCAGAGGCTGGCGGCTACCACCCGGAGCCGTCTACGTCGGCCGCCCCTCACGCTGGGGCAACCCGTACCGGGTGATCCGACCCAACTGGGTGTCTGACGACCGGTGGGGGGAGGACTACTACTGCGCCGACGGTGAAGAGCGCGGCGTCGCGGTCCGGCGCTTCCGAGAAGACGTGATCAACGGGCGCGAACCGTACGACCAACTCGACCCAGCCGAACTACGCGGCAAAGACCTCGCCTGCTGGTGCCCACTCGACCAGCCCTGCCACGCCGACGTACTCCTCGAGCTCGCCAACGCCAACGCAGGCGGCGCCCGATGATGCCCTACGACGTGCGGCCCCTCAGCCCCTGGACCGGACCGATCACCAAAGGCCGCACCTACTCCCCGTTCTCCGCCACCTGGACCAACACCCTCGTCATGCTCGACCGGGAGATCCGCGCGCTCGGCGCCCGCCGCTGGGTCATGCAAATCGACGTGTCCGAACGCTGGATCCGCCGCGACGGGCAACTCTACGAACGCGCCCAGCCCGCCTCCCCGGCCGTCAAAGTCGCGTTCGAATCCCGCCACGGGCCACTCACCTACCAAGCCGACCGGTTCAGCCATTGGCAGGACAACATCCGCGCGATCGCCCTCTCCCTCGAAGCCCTACGCAAGGTCGACCGGTACGGCGTCGCCGGACACGGCGAGCAGTACAGAGGTTGGGTTGCGATCGAGGCCACCGCCGCGAAGATGACCCGCGAGCAGGCCGCCGAGTTCCTCGCCACGTGGGCGCACCCCGACGACACCGCGCGCCGCTCCGCCGCAGCCGCCGCCATCCTGGATGGCGCCGCCCCAGCCGACGCGCTCACCTACGCATACCGGCTCGCGGCCCGCCGCGCTCACCCTGACATGCCCGGCGGCGACCACGACACCATGGCCCGCCTCAACACCGCCCGCGACCTACTCCTCAACGGGAGCAGGCCATGAGCCGCCCTCGCCTGCTCGACCTGTTCTGCGGCGCCGGCGGTGCGGCCATGGGCTACCACCGGGCCGGCTTCGAAGTGGTCGGCGTCGACATCGCGCCGCAGCCGCGGTACCCGTTCACCTTCATCCAGGCCGACGCCATGACGTTCCCGCTGCACGGGTACGACGCGATCCACGCCAGCCCGCCGTGCCAGGCGTACACCGTTGCGGGATACCCCAATAGGGCGCAAGGAAAGATCTACCCCGACCTCGTCGCACCCACCCGCGCCGCGCTCAAGGCGACCGGCACACCATGGGTGATCGAAAACGTACCCGGATCGCCGATCCGGGCCGACTACAGACTCTGCGGCTGCCAATTCGGACAGGCCGAGCTACGCCGCGTGCGCTGGTTCGAAACCTCGTGGTACGGCTACAGCCTCAGCCCGCCCTGCCAGCACACCCAGCCCGCGGTCAGCGTGGCCGGACATGGTGAGCCGAGCCGGACCCGGCGCCGGACCCTCGGGCTCCCCAATTCGACAGTCGCCGACTGGCGCCGGGTCATGGGCATCGACTGGATGAACCGCGACGAGCTCAGCCAGGCCATCCCACCCGTTTACTGCGAGTTCATCGGCGAGCAGCTGCTGGCGTCCCTGGCGGTGGACCATGCCTGACCTTGCGCTGGTCCCGATCATGTTCGCTGACGCCTGCTACTTCGTCACCATGTGGCACCGCCACCTCACCCCACCGGCCGGGTGCAAATTCTGCACCGCCGTCGCCGACCAGACCGGCGTGCTACGCGGCGTCGCGATCGTCGGCCGGCCCGTCGCCCGCTCCTACGACAACGGCACCACCCTCGAAGTGACCCGCCTCGCCACCGACGGCACACCCAACGCCGCCTCGCCGCTCTACGCCGCCGCATGGCGGGCCGCGAAAGCCCTCGGCTACCGCCGGCTCGTCACCTACACCCTCGCCGACGACGAGACCGGCGCGTCGCTGCGCGCAGCAGCTGGCTATCGGGTGGTGGCACAACGCCCAGCCCGAGCCGGGTGGGACACACCCAGCCGGCCACGTGAAGACCGCGGCGCCGACGACATGCCGCGCCTGCTGTGGGAGGTGGCCTGAATGGACGAGCTGACCGCCGAACGCTACGGCCCCACCATCCCCTGGCGAGAACTACGCCAACACCCACACCGACCCCGACCCACCACACCGGCAGCCCCGGACACCACAGCCCAACAGAACACCCTCAACGACGCCCTCCCCAGCGGCCACCCGCCACCCACCACACCGCCCACCCGCGACGCCCACACCGGGAGGTGGACCGCAGCATGACCACCATCGACCTCACCCCATTCGTCGCCGCGCGCCTCACCGCCGACGAACGCGCCATCCTTCAAGCATTCACCGACGGCGCCACCATCCGCGCCATCGCCGACACCCACGCCCTGCACTACACCGAAGTACGCAACCTGCTATGGGACCGCTGCCGGCTGCAGGAACGCATCGCCCGCCACGTACTCGCCTCCGACCGCTCCGCGCACCCCCGCCCCGATCAACCCGCCGACCAACCAAACAACCCAGCCGACGACGACCAGCCGCCGCCACCCCTGCGGGCCTACATCGACGAAGAACTCGCCGCCGCCGGCCACACCCGCACCTGGACACCCGACGAACGCCTCGTCGCCATGCGCATGGCCCGCCTCGTCCGCGCCGGCATCACCAACCTCGACCTCGCCGAAGCCATCGCCCGCGGCCAAGACGCCATCGGCGCTTGGCATCCGCATCGTCATCGACGCCGAGGGGGCCACCACCGATGATGGGCACTGACCTCGTCCCTGTCCCCGCCGACCTGCGCACCCTGACCACCATCACCTGCCAAGGCCGCACCCTCGACCACC